GTATATAAGGGGTTAAAAACGAAAGGTATATAAGGAGAAACGCATTCGGAAGCCCTGTAAGGTATAGACAAAATACGACAAGGAGAATAAGAAAAATGGTACGGATAGACTCAAAATTATTAAGAGTATATAAAGAAAGTACACAGAGAGACGAAAGGACTATAAGCAAAAAATGGTTCGATAAAACTAAGTCGCATATAAAATAATATATGGTAAGGACTTGAAACGCAAAGCGAAACGAAAAAAAGGAGACACGAAAACATGACGAAGATACACCCGCCAATAATGGAAGCGGCATGGAGAGTTGATGGGATGTGCGAAGATTGCACACACCACGCAAACCATAACGCACCTAAAAAAGAAATAGAGAACGCCCAAACATCAGAGCAAGTATATGACCGATGTCATCAATATATGTTCTGTAAAAAATGCTCTCGCCCCAAAATGGGCGAGGCTTGGATAGAACCCCTCTTCTGAGGCTGAGAAGGTTGGGGGGAGAAATCCCCCCTTCCATCTTATTCAACTACTAAGACAGGGGGTATAAAGCCCCACGAAGAACAAAACTCACATATAGGTAAGTAGCCCTTTCTCTCAATAAAATCATATCCGCCGCATTCATCGCATGGTTGTATCTTCGCCATGAACATCCGAGGGGGTTAGGGTATATAAAGATGCCGATAAGAGATTCTCGCCCGTGTTGGCGTTTCTCGTACCCAACCCCGTGCCTGAGATGAGATGTAGGTATATAAACATTATTATCATACAATCACAAAAAAAAGAGAGGGGCGAAAATCACCCCCCTCAATTCGTTTTCGTCTTATTTCCTAATCTGTTCCTCACGTTCAAGATATAGAAGAGCGTACTCTTCACATTCTTCCTCTGTTAGATGAGGCATACCCTCAACTAATTCCTGCAATCTCTCGTCAATCAATCCTATTATTATTTCATTTCTTTCCATTTTCCTCACTCCTTAAAACTCCCACTCTAGGGATATACTGTCGTGTTCGTCTTTGGTTATAAACCCTTTGTTTATCAATTCTCTTAGTATCTCATTCATTCGGCTCATGTTGCTCATTCTATCCGAAGGGGTAAGGGTATATAAACCTGCCGATTATAGTAAAGTGAGACCTCAAGAGGCGAAAGACTATATACCCTCTGCACTACGTTGAGTATGATTAGGCAAGGCCAATATACCCCCCGTAAAAAAATATGTGTCCACCCCGTGCCTCTGACGGGATGGGGGTATATAAACATTGTTATATTAGAAAAAGTCTGCAACCCTCGCCCCCTCATCAGTAGGGGCGAAGGCTTAAGAGGGGGGATGATGAATCCCGAATAGGCGTTACCTAAACACCGCCATTCAACGGCCTTACCTCTCCACATCTAAGATGTGGCAGGTGTAATTGATACGCCTTACTGTTCGGCCGTTTTCGGGTGTGTCTCCCGCCTACTTGTTCGGGTGTGTCTCTTACAGTCTATGCTAGGGGGGTTAGGTATATAAAGATTACTCTTCTTCATCTTCCCCGTATAAGTCCTTATCTTCCCACCATTGTTCTTCAATATTTATCTCGCATGATTCTTCATCCGCATATCCAATCCCAATATCTAGGCTTCTAAATAGTTTCGCTTCTATATAGTCTCTAAACTCTTCTTCTGTCATACTATCTTCGGTTATCGTTGTCGTGTAGGTAATGCTTACTTCTGCTTCCATGTTTATCCCACGGGGGGGTACTATATAAGGTTGCCGATGTAGACATTAGAATAGTATTAAGAGAATAGTATAACGGAAAGACTATATACTGTCTGTCTTACGTTGAGGATGATTAGGTCTCGACCCTGTGGGTATGGGGTCAGAATGCTACATAGGCAACCTTATATACCCCCATCCGCACGGAAGCATATGTACGGAGACAATAACCATACATGGAGTCATTGGCACTCCTTTAGTGAAAAAACAGGCATAACGATAGGAAGCAGTATTGAAGGCACTGAGAGCCTTCATTTCAAGGATGCTAGGACATACTTGAAACATTTGAGGACTAAGTTTCCTAACTTAGTATTCAAGTCCGAAAAGTGGAATTATTATAGTACACATTGGACAATAAAAGTAAGAGACCAACCTAAAGAAGATTGGTAAAATTAATTTGGCGGTGTGGTGTAAAAACTGCACCGTCATTTTATTTTATAGTAGTTTTATTTTATTACCTAGTGTAGTTATTGCACCGCCTCGCATGGTGTAGTAGTACGTGTCTCCGATGGGCTGGGGGTATATAAACCTTCCGAATTAGTCAATAAGAGAATGCTACACCGTTAAGTTCATAAGGGAAAAGATAGACCACAGTATATGAGCAACACGCCCGATGACTATACTATAATAACGCTACGCAATAAAAAAACCGGAAAAACTTTTGAAGTTTATCGGTCGGATATGTGTTTATTTTGGACTCGTAATTTTGAAGTAGTTGCCAAAAACTAGATTTTTTGGTAGCCACCCCCCGCCTAGCACCTCACGGAATATATTATAATTTTTTTGAAAAATATTTTTTTATAATTTTTTCCACTCACGTATCATTTGGGTTCTGCGCCAAAGATGTCGTTCCTTTACCTCTAACTCCCGCATATATCTAAATACGGAACTGCCGTACATCTGTGTCCATCTATCGGGAACACCTTCATTTACCTTACGGCAAACCTCATCAGTCTGTCGCCACTCGTTAAAGTAGCCATCGTCATACAAGTTTTTTAATATGTGTCTATACAATTTTTTTCTCTTCATTGGGCCGGGCATTACAATCCTCTCCTATTTATCACTTTTCCGCCAATACCACTACGTTCTCTATTCAGACCTGTGGTACTGCCCCCCATCCACTCTCCACCCGTCATAGTTTTCATAATCACGGGCATATCGGGGGTTTTGTATGTGAATTGGTCTATGGCGTGTGCAAAGGCCATAACTGTATCGTTATGTCTGCCTAAATCAACAATCATCCCATCACGCCACGCATGGGTCTTTAATTCGTCAAGAATAATCTCAAGCATTCTTCTAGTCTCATCATTACCATAAGGTAAGACTACCATTTCTCTCTCAAACCAAACTCTTAGTCTGTTTAAGATACCTTGCTTCAAAGTCCTGTTGCCTACCTTACTAGGTCTGTAATCTACTACCGCACCTTTTTGTGCAAGCAGACTTTCATACATTTGTTGGAAGCCCACATCTTCGACTGCTATCGGGCAATTACCAAAACGCTTAGACCACTCAATTAACATATTTGCTTGTTTGTCCGGTGGAAAGTCATTACGTCTCCACATATTTACAAAGTGTATAAAACCTTGTTCATCTTGCCTAAGAACTATCATTACGCTGTAATCCTTACCAAGACCATGTGCAGGGTCAAATCCTATAACATATCGGTTATTATCTAATTTTTCTGTTTGTATTATAGTATCTAAATCAAGATTCTTACGCACTAAGTTTTGAGGAAATACAGAAGAGTCATCATCGACTACCCTACATAGGTACTCCTGTGCAAACTCTAATTCACCAACAGCATCTTTTTGTTCTAGTAGAAACTTAATACTACGATATTCCGGCCAAAGTGCTTCCGGCTCTACTTCACCATTACTACTTTTATATTCATCGTAGTTAACAATAGCATTCCATGTATCGCTTTTCCAAGCATTGTTAGCCAACATTTCTGTATGATAAAGGTCAGTCATAGACATAGGTGTACCTACTACATAAAAAGAAGAACCCGGAGAAAGCATAGGTGTGATAGCCTTTCTAAACCATTGTTGTAAAGTGGTAGGATTCATTTCATCGGAGTCAACCAATACATCATCAAATGCTACACAAGCAGGATGTTCACCACGAATCGCTGAACCAACAGACGTAGCCATTATCCACGCCCCATTAGTAAAATGTATTTCCGTTTTATTACCTTTCTTTGGGTCTAAGTACCTAGACAATTGAGGATGTAACTTCAAATCGTCTCTAATTTCTTGTAGCCTTCTAATAGCAGTATCTTTACTCGCAGAAATCAACCAACAAGTAAAAGGCTTACCATTTGCCTTCTTTTCAAACAAACATTGATGTAATAGTTTTACCCTAAGAGTAGTTGACTTACTATGGTCTCTTGGTGCAATTACACAAACACGATGCACTTCTGCACCCTTTCTATCACCATACATATCCATCCATTCTCCTATGTGGTCTCCCCAAGTATAACCAAGCCACTCGTAAAAATACTTTACCGAACGCCTACTACGTTCCATAGCCAAATCTTGTGTAAAACCCATAATATCACATCGGATGTAATTCTTTCTTATGACAATGAGGACAAATACCTGCCTTAGCCTTTTGTATTTCCATACGTGGGGCTTCCCAACCACACGCCCAACATTTTGCGCTAGTCCACCTACTCATCATGTATCACCGGCGCAAACAAACTTCCTGTCAAACCGAGATTTTTGTCAATCATATAAGCAGACAATCCGGCTCTAGCCATAACATATCCGTTTCGGCTGTGGTATCTATCTTCTCCTGCTAGACTAGGTAATTGAACTACTATACATCCACCCACTTCTTTCATTTGTTGATGATGTAAATGTCCGTGAAACCAAAGATGGTTTACTGTTTTACCCCAATCCCTTCTTGCTTCGTGAGCCATAAGAGAATGTAGTTTATTCATAACTTTGCCATCACCGTGTGTAAATCCAATTAGATTATTACCATAAGTAATATACTGTCTGATATTAGGACTTACTGAAACTGTAACATCTTCACAGGAATTGTAATAGGCTTCTAAGTAAAGCATAAGCATGATACTTGTATGTCTATCGTGATTACCACCCATAAACACTAATTCAACATCACTTACTGTTCTTAGTAAATCAATGTGCTGTCGTGCAAGGTCGCAACCCTGCATAAGAATCTGTGCAGGTGTAGCCGCCATATCTTGACCTGTACCTGCTGTCGTTGTACCCACATCGTTATCAACGTGAAACCAATCAGAACCAATACCTACAAAGAACTTTTCCGGTTGACTAGGTAATCTTGCTAATAACTCTTCTGTTTTTGTAAGAACTCTATGTTTTGCCTCTTCTAAGTCATAACTTTGCCCTACTTCATCAACCCAACCATATTTACCAAAGTGTAAATCGGTAGGTGAAAGAACCACAGCGTACTCTGTACCTTGATTCAATGGTACTCTTTTAACAGGCGCAGGTTTATGGTTAGACAAAGACTCAAAGAACTCAGCACTAAGAGATTCACGAAGAAGGTTATACTTAGTAGCATCCTTCTCTATCTCTCTCCACTTTTTCTTTTCAGCCCTCTTTATGATTTCCATTTTACGAATATCTAAGAAACTGTCCACCATATCGTCAAGTGTGTTACTTTTTACTTCTTCGTCAGTAAATGGTTGCATACCATGTTTCCATTTGTTAACACGGATATATTCACTAACCCAAACTGCGGGCATATCAAACTCTCTAGCCATTTCTTCATAGGTCAAACCACCGCCAACATCAGAGTATGCCTTTTTCATAGCACGGTGTTTTTCGCCCTCTATTACTAACATACCATCATAAGAATCTAAAAGTACAATATACTTATCATTAGATTTATCATAATATATGCGTGTTGCTGATGTCGAAGTATCTTGATAGTTTTCTAGGTTATTTATGCTGTTACCTTTTGCTATCCACCTGTTTATTGCGCCTCTCCAACCTTGATAGGTTCTCAAAGGCTCTACTTCGGCTAAAAATGTAGCCATTTCTGTTACAGACGACCAATGACGGTCTTTCGCAAACTTTTCTATTAATTCAGTACCACCGGCAAAATATTGCTTTCGTGATTCACTCATATTACTAACCCGTCTAGGAAGGCATATAATAGTTTTGTTTATTATTTTAATACTTTTACCATATAACAAAATAAATAAAACGCTGTACTGCAAGCCTAAAATTAATTTCTTCTATTTCTTCAATGGTATGTTTGGTAGTAGCCCCTTCTTACCTATTAATTACCGTAGGTAATTTCTCTATACTATTGAAATAATTAAAAAAATAAAAAATAATAGCGCAGTAAAGCGTTTAATTCTTTTTAAAAAACGTAAAAATAATAAAATAAATACCACAAACATTAAAAGACACCCATAAAATTAATAAATATGGCCGAGAAGCGCAAAGCATGGAATCTATTCGGGTTACTTGCTAAAGAAGAGATAAAAAACCCGATGTTAGAAAGACAAAGGGTAGGTATAATGCAAGAAGATTTCAATGCAGTAGCGGGCGTACCCGATATTGTACGTGATACTGAAAGATTGAGAAAAGACAGTAACCACGACAATGAGTTTGACCTTTACGACAATATGCTAAAGTTAGACCCCGAACTAAATGGTGCTGTTCGTGCTGTTTCTCTTACCGCTAACAACTATGAGATAAATTACTCACGGGGCAAAAACTCACAAATACGAAATGCTATTCGTGATTTAGTCGAAGATACCATAGAGTTTGACGACATTATGATTAATGCTATGCGTAATCTTATGGTGTATGGAAATGATATTAACAAAATAGTAGGTAAGCAAGGAGTAGGTGTAACAAACATACAAAGTTTACCCGTAAAACAAATAAGCATTGTTGACGAAAGAGGCGGATTAGGCTCTTACTTTGTTGCTGACGAAGATAACCCAATCATCAACGCTACTACATACATGGTTCGTGAGGCAACATCATACGAAAGGGCAATTCCTGCTAAAGAAATACTACACGTTAAGATAGATGCAAGGTCAAATTGGTTTACCGACAATAAACTTCGCAGAACATACGGTGTTTGGGGCGCAAGTAGATTTACTTCACTTAAACAACCTATACGAATGAAGTATAACAGCATGAATAACCGTATTAGTCTTGAAGATTCTATGACAAAGCAGTTTATTACTATTGACAAGTCTGCTATTGAACACATACAAGACCCTGTTGAGCAAAATGAACGGTTAAGGCACATTATGGATGAGGTTATAAAACTCTTTGAGGGGTTACGTGGCGACCAAATACCTGTTCTTCCTCATTACGTGGAATTACATCATGTTGACGTAGGTAATTCAGTACCAAACAACACAGGTTTCTTAGACGCAATCAACGCAGATATTGCGGCTGTACTACAAGTACCTAGAGTTGCCGCAGGGCAAGAAAAAGGTTCAACCTTTGCCGCTACTTACAACGCAAACCTTTGGGCGGTACAGGCAATAAGCCGTATGCACCGCATACTTTCCGAAGCCGCAACAAAAATATTTATGACACACTTAGACCTGTTAGGTATTGAGTATCGTAAGCAAGACTTACCGACCATAAAGTTTGAGGCTATGGATAGCGAAACACCGCTAAATATTATGCAAAGAGCAGTTATGGGGTACGATGCAGGTATAATGACTTTGAATCAGACACTAGATATGTTAAGCCTACCAACAATAGGTAAAGACGGTGAAGATAGAAAGACAGAAACCGCACCGGAAACCGGAGACTTGCCGAGAGAAAACTCACAAGACGGTGCTTCGGATATGGTTGAATGAGTTTAATATACGATAGATTTACTTATGAGGAGTCTTATATGATTCTTCTTGGGTTGATAATTTTCTTAGTTCTCTATATAGAAACAAAGAAAAGGATTGAAATATTTATTAAACATAAGAGGTTGAAGAAGTCTATGTCCGAGATGAAATTGACAAACCCCAATGAAACACTCATGCTGACTTTTGGTATGGGTGTAGTTATGGCTTGGGTAGTTATAGCGGCAACAGCATCCTATTTTAGTATTGTCGAACAACGTGATATATCCGATTCACAACTTACAGTTATTGGTCTATTGGGTGGTCCGGCACTTCTTATCATAACAAGTGTACTAGATTTATTTAAGGGTAAAGAAAGTGCTAAAATCGCAGTATTACCCGACAGACTTTCTGCTGATGTTCAAGCAACTGACGCTGAAAAGACTCACGTAAGATTATTGGAAGAGTATAAAATGAAACATGACCTAGAAATGGAAAAGATGCAAAAACAACATACACTAGACATGGAAGCATACCAAATTACAAATAAAAAAGTAAAATAAAACCTTGTTAATGTATAACTTTAATAAGACAGTCGCTTTCTCCATAAGGTTATGAGTTGCGACTGTAACCAAGTAGCGGCAGAACCAAAACCTAAAGATTCTGAAAGCCATGATGAATATATGTCTAGGTGTCAAGAAGCAGGATATTCAAAAGAAGAATGTATGAAAGCACACGAAGGGCATAAGTTTAACGACCAAGATAAAGCACATGAAAATCACGAAGTAGAAGGGTACTACGATGACGAAAAGAAAAAGAAGAAATATGCTTCCGAAGATTGCGGTTGCGGATGTAAAGGTGCTGTTGTTGCGTATGAAGAATGGGGCGAAGAAGATGTTACAGCCGCAGAGTATCAAGGGCGTAAAGTTACTCTCAATAAGCCTTTTCGTACAAAGGGTGGCTCTAAAAAGTTCGGAGTTTATACTAAAAATGGTAGCGGTAATGTAGTCATTGTAAGATTTGGCGACCCTAACATGGAAATAAAAAGAGACGACCCTGCTAGAAGAAAAGCATTCCGTTCTCGACATAGTTGTGATTCTCCCGGCCCGAAATGGAAGGCACGTTATTGGTCTTGCAGACAATGGCGTGGTGGAAAAAAGGTCGAGGCAGAACAAGGTTGCGGTTGTAATGATAAAAATGCAGAAGCAAAAGATAAAGATGACCCATGCACAGAAGGTTACGAACAATACGGTATGAAAATGAAAAACGGTAGAAAAGTACCTAACTGCATTCCTATCGGACAAAAAGCCGAAGCAGAGTACAAAGTATGTTCCTCTTGCACTACACAAGAAAAATGCGCTAAAGCATCATCATGTGATGCAGAAGCCGCTTACGATTCTTGCCCGCCGGGTAAAGAAATGGTCGATGGTAAATGTAAAGTAATATCAGTAACACTTGATTTAGATATTAATGAAGTCGAAGCAAAGTTAATTGCAGAGACAGGAAAAACTGTTTATGAAATAAGGGGTATAGCATTCCACGAAGGTATGAATAAAAACTCTTGGTCTCTAACACCACAGGGTGCTAAGGCTGTTGCAGAACAGATGAAAAACTCTGATGTTACATTATATCATCCTGCCGCTAATGAAAACGGCGCAGGATTTACAAGAAGTACAGATAGTATAGAAGAATCAACAGTAGGAA